CTCCGCACAGCTTTCGCTGTCTCTCTTTTCCCTGTTAAGGGATCCAGCTCATCGATTTGCTTGTTCTAGGTAACGCACCAGCGATACCTAAGCGAGCTCGACGAGCGAAGCTCCACTCGATCATCCTCACCAGAGTAACTATAAAGGCCTAGCAAGCCTTTTATGTGGTGGCAAGTAGCAGAGGCCTTTGACCCCCGCACCCTTGCTTTCACAACTCTGACGAGTACCTCGTGATTCTGCGTGTCCGCCCTATAACGGGTCCGTAAGGACTTGTTTCGGGACAAACAAACTTCGCGGTCCGGGCAGTAATGCCCAGGGAACGACCTATCGAACGTCCACGGCACGAAACCGTAGACTTTCTTGAGTTTCTGACGAAGGAACTCACAGGTTTTCCAAAAGCCCTTGTTAAAGAAGGCTTCGCTTAGTTCAATGAAATGCGCAAACGCTTGAGGGTCGAGACGTCCTCCCGTGAAACTCTTCTTGACCCTTAAAGGGGTCACTTGAACGCCATTATAGGCGTCCATGCCGCAGCTCTCACGAAAATGAGAGTGGATGAACGACTTGTCTTGGTTGACAAGGAGTCCTGCAGCATGAAGAGTATCCACAACAATAGAATAGCCGGCCACAGGGATGATTAAATCGTCCCCGTAAACCAGCACATCCTTTGCGCTCAGGCCGTGGTGAACGAGCGTCGCGACCGTCAATGACCAAATGGTCAACGACAGCACGGGGAAGCACAAAGCTGAACCCATTGGCGCAAACTTCTTGAGCGGTAAAACCGCGCCTGAAGGTAGCACCGTCGCTACGCTACGGCAGGCCTCAACTTTTCTCACGAAGTCAGCTGGAAACAGCTGACGGACTAGAGATAGAGAGACCCTGTCCGATGCATCCTTGAGATCAATGGTAGCAACACTCTTGTCTTTCGAGGCATTGAGTGCAGCCTGTTGATTCTTAGTCTGATCGGTGAAGTTGACGCGACCACGGATTAACCGCGATCTTTCTATGTGGGGCACAAGCTTTCGCATGATGCCTTGCTGAATCCACTGGATTTCCAATGGTTCCATAGAGATCAACCTCGGCCCACGTGAGTCCTTCGGCACTAAAGTGACCTTGGCGTGTGCATTAAGCACACACTCCAGGTCCCTGTACCAGCCAGACTCAAAGGCTGCGGACGAAAGCGAGGGGGAGAAAAAACGATAGTAAGGGAACTCCTGATGGAGTCTCTGGTACTTCCTTTTAAAGGAGTACTTGTCGTTTCCGGCCTCGCCAGTCGCAACTGCACCTGGCCCGTGCCCTGGCTCGATGTCGGAGGAGTCAAATCCATCCAACACTCCGTTAAGGAGCCGTCGAGCGTGGCAGACAATGCTGTCGTCAAGAGGTACCGGACTACCGGGCTCATTGATCAGTTCCTCGTTCTTAATGAATGAGTCGACAACTCGAGATTGCTCAGCCATGCTGTAGCCTGTCTCAAGTTTGTAAAACAGCATTGCGATCTGTAAAACCTCTTGAAGGTAATACGGATCGATGTCGGGCAACACGTTACCGCTACAATGGAAGATTCGCTTTGTCCAACCCTGCAGAAATGTAGGGAGAAGACCGCCCCTTAAGGCCCTAAAGCCTGGAAAAGGTGTGAAAGCGCCTCGTTCAATAGACTGGACAATATGCTTGCCAAAAGCAGGCAACGTCTTGGTCAAAAACGAGATTCCTTCAGCGGCAGCGCGACGTCGAATGTAATCGATGTCACGCTGAAGCATTTTGCTGCCAGAATAGGGATCCGCATCGCAGAGAACTTTTGACAAGAGATCGACGTAAAATGTCGTCGATTGGCTTTTCACAGTTCCTCATTGGTAACTGAATCCCACATGGCCGAACAAATCCGATCAGGTTTCCCCGCGATTGAAGCGAAGCTTCAGGTCACCGGAACTGGCGATCAGAAACTCACCCATAAGGGCATAGAGTTCTGTTACGTCAGAGTCGGCGATGTCCGTATCGTGAGAACGAACGAGTGAAAGCGTCATGGACGCCGAATGATCCAATCCATCCGAATCAACGCGAGTGCGTTTGAAGGTGATGGTGGACCGGTTATTGCCATCCACCATGCCCTTTTTGGGCGTGACGGAGAAGCGAGTAACGACGGAGTCACTGAGTGCTGGGGTCGATGTCGTGGACACGTAGCTCCATCCACTAGGGACGGGCGTGCGCCGCGTAAAGTTGACAACAGCTGCTGACGCGTTCTTGAGGGGGAGGGGATCGGGAAAGGCCATGTGTCTTGAAAGGTGCTACGGAAAGTGGGAGAGTGGCGACAAGAAGCCGCCGTCATTGCAAAAGTGCAACGATGTTGAGTACTTGATTCAGACTTAAGTCCGAATCAAACTTGACTCCTTTAGACGTTGGGAGTCCCGGGTAACGCGTGAATTCCGTCTTCAATGTACGATACATTGGAGAACTTACCTTTTCGCCCAATTGATGGGTGTAGAGGAAGTCTACGTTCCATTCGTTTTCCACCTTAACGGTGGTCCAAACGTCACGTAGCGTTATCTCTCCATCGAAAACCGGTAGAGAGTGGGAGTTCACAATGTCACCGATGTTCGTGACATAATCAGCCAAAAAGCTGAAAGGAGTAGCTTCCCAAATGACGCTCAAGGGTTTCATGAACCCGTAAGAGGCAAGCAGGGAGAGAAACTTTTTGTCAAGATCACCGAACCCAGAGAGGGTGTGATAAATGGTGCCGCCACACGTGACGGTGACCACCTTACGCCCGAAGTCTCGCCTCTTAGACGTGCCGAAAGGCACGTTGGATGAGTAGAGATAGTCGTTGCGCACCCAAGGGCCAGAATCGAAGTTGAACAGGAATTTCCTGGATCTTCGAAATGGGACTTCCTTTTTATACGTATCCTTGAGATGTCGTATTCGCCTTTCAACGTTATCATGCGAAGCCATGAAGTTCCTGACATCAGAGACAAGGGGCAGTATACCGAAGTTTACTGCTAACCACGCATCCGCAATCGTTTTACGAGGCGGGCGCGGCCAGCCGACACGTCCTCTGAAAGCCTTAAGGCTTCCAGTTTTAGTGAGGAGGGCCAAGTCTTTGAGTGCCTTCAGCGACGTAGGAAAGTCCCCTAATTCCAACACAAAGTTGGGTATGGAAACATCTACCGGGATGTGCTCTTTTAAGGAGCGTGCCACGGAGTCGACGAAGGAGGCTACATCTGCCGCGTGAGAACGCGGTGGAAAGGGCATCCCATGAGAGGGAGCCACAGTAGCATCAGGAGGCCAGTAATCCCAGCATATTGGACCCGACACTCTACATTCCGCGCCATAACGGGTATAACCGGCGGAAGCCGGTGGACCCACAATGGTAGGAACGGGGAGTGTCGTGCCGAAAAACTCGGACCTGTACTTCACATGGCCACAAGGATTAATAGAATCACGCACGAAGGGCCCACCATGATCCGTAATGGATTCATGGGAACACGCCTGAGGTGGAGAGTACAATGTAGACATTGTGCTCCACGACGGACGTGTCGTGAATGGGTTTCTCGTCTCATACACGACGTCGCGCAAAGGCGCGATGACGGTGGAGCGTGATCTAGTTCGCATTGCGATCCCTGCAGCAAAGGAGAGAGTCGTGAGACTCGAAAAGCGGGGGGGAAACCCC